AACCACTATAAATAAAAAGAAAAGTTAAGAGTCGATGCCAGCAATAGTTACTGATCAGTTTAGAATTCTAAACGCAAATAATTTTGTAGAGTCAGTTGAAAATACAAATAATTCATACTATGCTTTTGTAGGATTAGCAAATCCAAAAGGAGCAGAAAGAACCAACAGAGTTGGATTTGGTAGAACAGAAGAGTGGAATGATGATGGGAAAACTCCAGCACCTATAGATAGTTTTTCTTATCGTTCTCATGTGGGTGACACTATGAGTTTTGGTAAAAAAGTTTCATCTGCAAACATAAGAAGAATTATAAAAAGAGTTGATTGGGTTGAAGGGACAAGATATGAAATTTATAGAGATGATTATAGTCCAGAAAATCAAAGTCCAATTACAGCATCTAATCGATTATATGATGCTAGGTATTATGTTTTGAATTCTGATTTTAAAGTTTACATTTGCATTGATAATGGATCAACAGGAACAAATACATTAGGTAATGTATCACAAGATGAACCAACATTTACAGATTTAGAACCATCAAAAGCAGGTAATAGTGGTGATGGATTTATATGGAAGTATCTATTTACTATTTCTCCTAGTGATATAGTCAAATTTGACTCAACTGAATATATTACAGTTCCAAATAATTGGGCAACTAGCACAGATAGTCAAATAAGGGCAGTTAGAGAAAATGGAGACTCAAATGTTAATAATAATCAAATAAAACATGTTTACATTGATAAAGCAGGAGAAAATTACAAAAATGGTCCTGGTCAAGAGGTTGATATATTAGGTGATGGCACTGGAGCAAGAGCAAGGGTAGATGTTTTTGATGGAAAAATTACTAATGTGACTGTAAGTTCTGGTGGTAAAGGTTATTCTTATGGGGTGGTTGACCTTTCAGATTTAAGTAGTAATGTTTCTACCACTCAGAGAGCAAAATTAATTCCAATAATACCACCGAAACTAGGACATGGATCTGACATTTATACTGAATTGGGAACTGATAAAGTTATCGTTTATGCAAGATTTGATGATTCAACAAATGATTTTCCTATTGATACCCAATTTTCACAAGTAGGTATTGTAAAAAATCCTACGAAGATTGGTACTTCTGACATTTTTACTGAACAAACATTTACTACTTTACAAGGGATAAAATTTATTACCAACTCAGTAGAGGGCACACCAGACATTGGTGAAGAAATAGAACAATTACTAACAATTTCTCCAAATACTAATAAAATAGCAAAAGCATATATTGCATCATTTGACAAAACCACAAAGGTTCTTAAATATTTTAGGGATAGATCATTAAATTATGGACAAGGAAAGGATCAAACTGATTTTTCAGGTATATCCACTGTGGGAAGAATTTATGAATTTGAGTCATCATCTGAAAAAATTAAACAATCAGTTAATGCATCTGGTGTCACAGACTTTAGTGGAGAAGTTGATACAGCATTCAATGACTCATCTTTTACTCCTACTGGAGGTAAACTCGTTAATTTAGGAGTTCAGTTCACTGGAGGGTTATCTCAACCTGAGATAAATAAAGGGTCGGGAGAAATTATATACTTGGACAACAGACCAATAATTGTCAGAAATTCTCGACAGAAGGAAGACATTAAAATCATACTCGAATTCTAACAATGCCACAAAAGACAAACTTAAATATCAGTCCTTACTATGATGATTTTGATAAGGCAAAAAACTTTTATAAAGTTTTATTCCGACCAGGTCATCCAGTACAGGCAAGAGAATTAACTGGATTGCAATCCATATTGCAGAATCAAGTCGAATCTTTCGGTAAACACATATTTAAAGAAGGATCAATGGTTATACCTGGTGGTATAGAATATGATCCTGCTTATTTTGCTGTCAAAATAAACTCAACACATCTTGGCATTGATGTGTCTGTTTATTTAAGTAATATTATATCAAATAATAATGGCAAGGGAACAAGAGTAAGAGGTCAAAATTCAGGTATTGTCGCAACAATCAAAAATTTCATTTTACCTCCAAGTGAAGGTGTTGATGAAATTACAATTTTTGTTAAGTACGTACAATCAGGTAATGATGGAGAGAGTGTAGCATTTCCAAACGGAGAAGTTCTTATACTTGAAGAAAATCTCACTTACGGAAATACAACTTTGAACACAGAGGAAACCATTCTTACATTGGTTCCTGAAGATGCAACTGCAGTCGGATCTGCCTTTGGTATCAGTAAGGGTGTATATTTTGTGCGTGGAATATTTGTAGATGTAGAAACTCAACTAATAGTTCTTGATCCATATTCAAATAGTCCATCTTACAGAGTTGGTTTAGAGATAATTGAAGAAGTCGTAAATGCAAATGATGATTCTTCACTATATGATAATGCAAAAGGATTTACTAATTTTGCAGCACCAGGTGCAGATAGATTTAAAATAACAACCAAATTAGCAAAAAAATCTTTAACTGACACAAATGATACTAATTTTGTAGAATTATTCAGGGTAAGAGATGGTCAAACAAAGAGATTACAAAATACAACTGTATATTCAGAGATCAAAAAATATTTTGCAAAGAGAACTTTTGATGAATCTGGAAATTATGCTGTAGAACCATTCCGTGTTAATATTCAAAACTCACTAAATGATGAAGTTAATTCAAGAGGATTATACACATCTAATCAACTTACAGATCAAGGAAATACTCCATCAAATGATTTGATGTGTGTGAAACTGTCACCAGGTAAAGCGTACGTAAGAGGTTTTGATGTTTATCTACCAGGAACCACAGTGGTAGATGTTGAAAAACCAAGAGATACAAAATCTGTTTTATCTGCTTCTGTTCCATTTAGAATGGGAAGTTTACTCAAAGTTAATCGTGCTTATGGTACTCCATTTATAAACATTGGGGGTGCATCAACAAATGTTATTGATTTATATAATAGAAGATCTCCTGCCAATTATTCTAAAACAGGAAGAGGTTTAAAGATTGGACAAGCGAGAGTATATTCTTTCGGAGTTTCAGATGCTCCCTATGAGAATGATGCAACAGAATTTGATCTTCATTTATATGACATCCAAACATTTACAATTTTAAAAGTTACAGCAACTAATAATGCAATCAAGGGAACAAGAGTAAGAGGTCTTACAAGTGGTGCTGTTGCTTTTTGTGCAGAAGCAGCAAATCAACCTGCAACAGGTCATCTTACACTTGGTGAAACCACTGGAGAATTTATAGAAGGTGAGGAAATTGTTTTTGATGAGCAATTACATACCGTAAGAGCATCAATTACTGAAGTAAATGTTTTTGGGATTGATGACATTAAGTCAGTCTTCCAAGATTCAACTACTTTAGGTAGTTTGGCAAAAGATTTTAGTGCTGATGCTGTACTCTATGATCGTATCTTACCTAATTTTTCTATAAATGATGAATTATCTTTAACATATGACGCTGGATCTGGAAATACTGCTACAAACACAGCTACAGTTGCTGGTCGTAGATTTGTTGGTAAAGTTGGTATTAAAACAGAAACAATTATTGGATATAAACATACATCAGCTGATCCTGTATTTTTAAGAGTTGAAGAAATAACTAACGCAACAACAATTAAATTACAAGGTATTCCTCAAAATATTGGTGGTGTCATGAATGGCACTCCGATACAATCTGGACAACCGACTTTAAATACAAATTTCACAATTAAAGTTCCAAAAATAGTTAAAGCAAATCAAACTGGTATATTTGCAAGACTTCCAAAGAAGAATATTTCAATTGTTGATACTTCTAATTCTAATTTAATAATTAGTAAACAGGTAAAAAATGTTGCTGTAACTAATACTAAAGCAACACTATCAAGTGGTGATGCTATTGCTAACTCTGGTATTACAAGTGCATTCTTTGAACCATTTGATGCAGAAAAATATTCTATACATTATTCAGATGGATCTATAGAACCATTAACTTCAGATCAAGTAACTTTATCAAATGGAAATAATGATATTGAATTTAGTGGATTATCTGCTGGTCCTGTAACTATTAACGTTACACTTAAAAAAGTAGGCATTAAGAGTAAACAAAAATCATTTGTAAGAAGTGAACAATTAGAGGTGACTAGAACCGCTGGAATATCTACTTCAGGAGGTCTTACACAAGATGTTCGTTATGGTTTAAGAGTTGAAGATGAAGAGATATCATTAAATACACCCGATGTTGTTAATATTATAGCAATTTATGAATCTAAAACTACATCCAAAGCAGTTTTAGATAAACTTACTTTCATTAACGGTTTAAATCTTAATACTAATGCAATTATAGGTGAACAATTAGTTGGGCAAGAAAGTCGTGCAGTAGGACAAATTGTTTCAAGAACATCTAATGAAATTGAATTTGTATATTTAAATGCAAATAAATTTGTTATTGGTGAACAAATTCAATTTAAAGAGTCAAATATACAAACAAATCTACAAAATATAACAACAGGTAATTATGTTAATAGAACCACAAATTATACATTAGATAAAAATCATAAACGTCAATACACTGGTATTTCAAAATTAATCAGAAAAGATAATTCTCCAATACCAGGTAAAAAACTTCTTGTAATTTATAACAAATATTCAGTGCCATCATCTGATAATGGTGATGTATTTACAGTCAACTCTTATAGTGCAGACAGATTTGAAAAAGATGTTCCATCTGTGGTGTCTGATAGGGCATCAGATCTTTTAGATTTTAGACCAATTGTTAATGACTATGATCCTGCCTCTGATACTGGATCACCATTTGCATTTTCAAATCGATCATTTGTATATGAAAATCCATATATCATAACACCAAATGAAAGTTCTATATTAGGATTTAGTTACTATCTACCAAGAATTGATAAGTTAGTCATCAACCAATTTGAGGAAGTAAAATTAATTAAAGGTGAATCATCTGATGACCCTTCTGCACCTACAGAGTTAGGACCATCTATGGAGATTGCAGAGATAATACTACCTCCATATCTCTATAATGTTGATACTCAACCATCAATTATTATGAAAGATAATCGTAGATTTACGATGAGAGATATTGGTGCACTTGAGAAAAGAATTATAAACTTAGAAACAGTAACTACATTAAATGCACTTGAACTTGATACTAAATCATTCCAAGTAAGAGATGCTGATGGATTAGATAGATTTAAATCTGGTTTTGCTGTTAATAATTTTAAAAATAGAGATTTTATTAATTTTAATACTGATGGTGGTTCAAGATGTGATATAGACGTATTTCATCGTGAATTAATAAGTGCGGTTGATTTTTGGTCAATGAGAGCAGAACTCGCTGTGAATCCTGCTATCGATGTAAACGCTGCTGATTTAAATTCTAATTTACAATTATTAGATCCAAATTGTAAAAAAAGTGGGGATTTAATTACTTTAAACTATACAGAAGTTGATTGGTTAGATCAACCACATGCAACTACAAAAGAAAATGTAAACCCATTTGAGGTTATTGCCTTTGCTGGTCAAGTGATAATTGATCCTCCTTCTGATAACTGGGCAAGAACAATTTACATTGATAATGTAAGAACTGAGTCAACTGGTAATAGGTGGGTAGAACAAGCAAATATAGTTTCTCAAACCACTACAACTGATACAGATGTTGATGTTACAAGAAGGGATAGAGGATATGATGAAGAAATTATCACTACAACCACCACAACAAATACTACTCGTACTGAAACATCATTTACTAATGTTCTTGAGGGAAGTGCAAGAGAGTATGATTACATTGAAGATGTTAAGATAAGTGGTAAAGCAGATCCTTACATGAGATCTAGAAATGTTTATTTCGCTGCAAATGGATTAAAGGCAACAACTAGACATTATCATTATCTCGATAATGGAACTCCAGATATTGTTCCAAAATTAATTCAAATTAGTATGTCTACAGGTGCATTCATAATTTATGAAAATGCACGTATTGAACAAAATGGTGTGCAAATAGGGTATGTTAAATTACAAGCACCAAATCATAAATTTGGTGATACTAATCGTCCTGATGTTGGTGCAGGATTAGGATCTCCTTCAGTTTATGTCGAAAAATATGAAATCGATATCTTTGATCGTTCAAGACCTGCCCCATCGGATACATATTCGGCAACTTCTCAATTATTAAATATTGATGTTAGTTCTTTAGCAAATTTAGAAAACTATTTTGGATATATCGTCAAAGGTGCGAGAATAATAGGAGAAACAAGTGGTGCTGTGGCAACAGTTACAAGTATTGACTTGTTCTCAGATAATTGGGGAGATTTGATTGGAGCATTCTTCTTTAGAAATGCAAATACTGAACCATTACCACCTGTTGTCTTTAAATCTGGTACAAAGACATTCAGAGTGACTGCAGCAGCGGAAGGGGTAATTCCATTACCAGGTGAAACAGCACTCGCTAGTGACGCTTCTGGTACCTTTACAGGCACTGGTACGATATTAACTCAGAATACATCCACTGTTCAGGTTAGAAATCCACCCGCACCTCCCCAGAGACAAAATGAAATTACATTCAATGTAACACAGAGAACAGATGTAGATAGACAACGTATACCTGCTCCTCATAGAGATCCTCTTGCTCAATCATTTACTGTTGATGAGACTGGTGCTTTCTTAACCTCTTTTGATGTATTCTTTGCATCAAAAGATCCAAAAGCAAAATTATTTGTTGAATTAAGACACGTTGAATTAGGAACACCGACTAGATTTTTGGTAGCAGAATTTGCACAAGTTGCTTTAAATCCAAATCAAATTAATGTCTCTGATGACGCATCAGTTGCAACTACGATTACTTTCCCATCACCAATTTATCTTGAACCTGAGAAAGAATATGCACTTATATTCTTAGCACCTGCCTCTGATAAGTATGAAATGTGGTGTGCAACAATGGGTGAAAAAACTATAAGGACATCTAATTTACCAGATGTTGAAAATGTTGTTGTAAGTAAGCAATACATTGGAGGTAGTTTATTTAAATCCCAAAATGGAACTATTTGGACTGCAAGTCAATATCAAGACTTATGCTTCAAGTTGCGTAAAGCATCATTTGTATCATCTGGAACTGCAACATTCTTTAATTCATCTATTGAACCAGGCAACTTAAATACATCACTATTGCCAGTAAATGCCTTACGCTCTTTACCAAGAAAACTCAAGGTAAAAATAGATGGATCTGGAAATAGAACAAATAATGAATTTCCAATTGGAAGAAAAGTAAGTACAAATTCTGGACAAGCATCAGATGATGACAATATAACTGGTATCATTGAAGGTCAAGGTGCACCTATCGATACTAATGGATCAACAGGATTTGAAATTGTAACTGGTGGTTCTGGTTATGCTTTTGGTAGTACTGGTAATATACCATTAATTTCATTAACAGGAAGTGGAACAGGTTCTGAGTGTACTGTAACTGTAAGTAACGGTGTCATAACAGGTATTTCCAATTTAACTGTTGGATCTGGTTATCAAAAAGGTGAAGTATTAACAATTGATAATAGTAACGTAAATGTTGATAAAGGACAAGGATTTAAACTTGTTGTAACTGCAATTAATACTAGATTTGATACATTATTCTTGACCGATGTTCAGGGTAAAAGATTTGTAGATAATCAACAAGTGGTTGAATATGGATCAAATAATAATACAAGAAACGCTGTACCAAATGTTTTTGTAAATACTGACTCCACTCCAATTAGTATTGATGGTGTTGAATTTGATGGGAAAACAATTGAAATCACACAATTTAATCATGCCCATCATTCTGGTGTAAACCGTGTTAAATTACAAAATGTTCAACCAGACACAACTATAACTCAAATAACACAAACAATTTCAGCAGATGCAACAGTTGTTTCAGTTGCAGACACTACATCATTTGCATCTTATAATGGTATAACAACACATAAAGGTGAAGCATTACTTGGATCTGAAATAGTTTCATACGTGATTGGAGAAGGACAACTTACAATTGGAAGATCAAAATTTGGATCACTTGCATCTCCTCATGATTCTGGAACAGATATTCAAGTTTATGAAGCGAGTGGTATATCATTAGTCGGCATTAATACTACATTTACTATTTCTGCCAACCCAAATACTATTGATTCATATTTTGTTACAGTTGATGTAGAGTCATTTACTGATCCTGTTCGTGAAGGAGTACAACAAATATGTTTTACAGGTGAAAAAGCGTTTGGTGGTGAAAATATTCAAATATCTCAAAACCATCAGTTCAGTACATTTAAACCACAATTTAATTGTATTACACCTGGTAAAACAACAAGAGTGAATTCTAGTGTGAGAACAGTTAGTGGTACAAGTGCTGGAGGTAATGAAGTTCCATTTATTGATCAGGGATTTGAACCAACTACACTTAATGGTACAACATTCTTCCCATCACCTAGACTTGTTGCATCAAAAATAAATGAGGATGTGCACTTGACAGAATTACCTAAAAATAAATCACTATCATTAGCAGTCGATATGAATTCTGATGATCCAAACTTATCACCTGTTCTTGATATTAAAAATGCTACATTTATTTTAGGAAGAAATAAAATTAATGATCCTATTGGTAAGGATAACTATGCTACTGATGCACGTAGTGCACAAATAAAAAATGATCCTCATGGATCAGTATTTGTTTCAGATCCTGTATTCCTTGAACAACCAGCAACATCATTAAAAGTTTTAGTGGGTGCCAGTGTTCAACCTGATGCAGATTTCAGAGTTTATTATCGTTTGTTTAGTGCTGACTCATCTGAGGTTTCAACTACATATAGAGCATTTCCTGGTTTCAAAAACTTGAAAGATATTGATGGTGACGGTTATGGTGATGATATTATTGATGTCGGTTTAAATGATGGAAGAGCAGATGCTCCTGTTAAACCTAATAGAATAAATGAATTTTCTGAATATCAATTTACTGTTGATAATTTGCCAGAATTTAATGGTTTTTCTGTTAAGATTGTAATGAGTTCGACTAATGAGTCTACTCCAGTCAAACTTAAAGATTATAGAGCAATCGCATTAGCATAATGAAAACATTCAATCAATTTCAGGAAAGTGTTGCTGCAGCAGCTATCAAGGGAGGAAGTAAACTTGTTCCTGCCTTGATGACTGGAATTGGTGCTGCTGGAATGATAATGCAAGCAAGGAAAAAAAATAAGAAAAGAAAAATTCCTCGTGCGGAACAAAAATTGCGTGATAGA